CAGCTGGAACACAGTAATGGGCTGTAGTACGTGTATTATAGCCGATAGCAATCAGGTCATATAGAACGGCTGGAACACCAGCGGTAACTACACCTGTCCCTACGTTAATTACACCTGCATTCTCACCACCAGAACCGACTGTTACAACGTACAACTGGTTAACATACATGTATGAGTTTGTGGTGTTTACGGCAGTTTGCCCGTTTAGTATTACCGTTTCACTAACAACGTTATAACTACCATTTAGCCCTTCGATGTATACCGTACGGGCGCCTGTACCTGCAGAAGTGTCATCTGCACTTGTAGAGCTTACTTTTAAAACAGAAGCAGTAGTAGGATGAACAATAGTGCCACCATCTGGCCATATTGTCTCTTCCGTCGTATCTACATCGGGGTTGTATCCAAATACAGTGATACTAGTGTGGCCCATGATCTGGCCTCTAGACACCTGTAACTCAAACGGTTCGTATGTACCTACACGAGTAATCGAAGAGAGAGTAGACATTATTTAACTCCTTTAAAGTTAGAAGTTAAAATTAAGCCGCGGCGATAGCTGTACCGGCTGGTGAAACCCAGATTGTACCGTTACCTACGGCGATACAAGGACTACCTGCTAAGCCGTTAGATACATAGATGATTTTACCTGCTGGTTTGGTAGCTAGTGCGTTTGCAGAAGTTACAGTGTAGGTAGGGAGTGTTGCGAAGCCTACTAAGCTGCCTGTTACGTCGCCTGTTACGTCGCCTACTACGTTACCTGTAGTTGTGCCTATAAAGCCGTTTGTGGATGTGACTGGACCCGAAAAGGTGGTTGATGCCATTTGAATTTCTCCATACAAAGTAAAGCTTATTAGTCTTGTATGCGTCTGCCGGGACAGTCTAATAAGCCGGATAAATCCCGGAATACTCACAATATACACCATTTACAGAAAAATAAAAGGTCTTTTTGCAATAAAAAAGCCACCCGAAGGTGGCTTTCCATTCTACGTATTACCGTTGAATTATGGTGTACCTGGTGAACCGAAGATACCGCGTGGATCGCTGTAACCGAAGCTATAACGCTCACGTGCTTTGTAACGTACGTTACCTGTATCAAAATCACCTTCAAAACCAGTTTTGAACGCAACACGTTCAAACATTTTCATGCCGTTTGGAGCATCAGTTTTGATGAACCAAGCGTCTGGGTCTGTTAGGTAATGGTTGACTGTGTAGCCTTGTGGAACCATACCCATGTTTTTGATAGCGTTGATATCGTTATCAGCAGTACCAACACGTAGAGTAGATTTCAAGATGCGGTCTGAGGTAAATTGTAGTTCTTTAGGAACAATCAATTTTAAACCACGAACAGCGATTTTCAAACCACGCTCATCAGTGAATGCTGCGATGTCAATCAAAGCTTGCTCAAGTGATGTTTCGCTCAAGTCAGCTGGAGTTGACAACTCGTTGCGTAGATCTGGACCAGACAATGTTGGATGGTCAGTTGCACACAAAGGTTTGCCGTCGCCGCCTACTGCTGTAGTGAACGCACCGTTTAACACGGCTGCTGCTTTGATTTGTTTTGTTGTTGCCATTGAACGAGCTAATGCTTTGGTGTAACGAGCAGCAAGAGATGCGTACAAGTTATCTTCAACAGCTTCTTCAGTTAATGAATAAGCCAAAGCAATGGTTTCGTGTGTGTAGCGAGCTGTGTAAACTTCTTGAGCATTGTCGTATGAAACGCCAGCACCCTCAGTTTTAACAGGAGCTTCACCGAAGCCTGATAACATTACTTCTTCTTCAAACGCACGGTCAGAAGTTTCAGTGTCGTATATTTGCTCGTGCTCTTTTTCGTAACCCTTGTATTCCATGCCGAACAATGCGTTCAGACCTGGCTCAAGTTCTTTTACTAGTTGGGAACGTGAAATTGCCATGATTAAGCTCCTTGACCAGCAACGCCAGCGCTGCCGAATAGATGTTCATTGATTTTTACAACCGCAACGGCGTTAGTGCCGAATTCGTTGCCTGGAACGTTGTATAAACCAACGATTTTCACATTCAAAGCTGCTGTGTTGGCGATAGTTGAAGAATCTAACTCCATTGCAGATTGACCTGTGGTTGTGTTGCCTGTACCAGCGACTATGTCAGCATTCTTACCAATGTCAGCTTGTACAAGGTCTTCATCACATTGAATGATGAATAATTGTGCTGGATCATCGATAACATCAGCTGTAATAGTGCCTTGAGTGATGTTTACGCTACCTGGATAGTAGTTCTTCCATACAGGTTTGCCTGTGGTTGGATCAATGTAGTTACAACCGTTGAACACGCCTACTGCTGCAGTGTGTGTCGCTGGTGCAAATGCCACTAAATAACCATCAAATACTGTTACCAAGTCGCCTTGGAAAATTGCGCCTGCTTGGTTGTCTGCGATTGTGAAACCGTACTGAGCTTGCGCACCAGTAGCTGAAAGGTTCCCCATTGCACGAAGACCAAAGGCTTTATCTACGTTTGCCATTTTGTCATTTCCTTAAATTAAGTTATTCGGAGGATTTAGGTCCGCCGAACGATACACGGGTCTGACGAGTAGGATTCTGAATTCGCATGGATGAATGTCCATTTGATTTACTTAAATCGTTATCGACAGCCAATAATTGGTCATGGGTGCGTGATTCGTAATACTCACGTCGCTCGTTTGCTGTTTCCTCTGGGATTCGTGCAAGCAATAAACCTCCCACGCTGATAACACCAGCATGTCGGCCATCGTCTACTGAAGGACTGCTAAAATCGGGGTACTCGTCGGCACGTACTAATTCATAACCTTCACGCATCTTGCCCATGACGTTAATACGGTCTTCTTGTCCACCAGATTCTGATCTAATCCAACGGTGCTTGTATCCTGGAGGCGCAGGAGGCGCATCCAATCGTGAAGGAGGGGCCCAAGATTTACGGCGCGCAGTTTTATCACGTGAATCTGTCTCACGTGCATTGCGGTTTAGTTTTGGTACAGCTTGTTCTTGATCCATTTTATTACTCCTTAACGTATTTGGCGTATTCTTCTAACGGAACACCCAATTTTTTAGCGATCGCAACTTGACTCGGTGATAACCGGACAGTGCGGCGTGCATTGTTTACTCCAGAAGATCTGGAAGCAGGCGCAACCGTTTGCACGGGTCGGTTGGTCCTGGTTTTTACATTAAATTGCGTAGGAAAAGCCTCGCGCAATCTATTATTAAGCTCATCATAATACTCATCTGAGTTTGGGTCAAATCTTTCTGCTAAAACTAATTGCTTATGAATGCCCTGAGCTGCATGTGTCATTGCCACGTTTTTGCCATACCATTCGTTTTCCTCGGCCCATGCTTCGGCTTTAGGATCGTATGAAGGACGCTGTTGTTGCACAGGTTGCTGCACTTGTTGTGGAGCTTGCTGGGCTTGTTCCTGGTCATACTGACGGCGTGACGCCACTTCAGAGAGACTGCGTTGTTCCATTTGAATTTCAGTCAAACGTTCTTGCGCTTCTATCTCCGTGTCGTAGTCACCTTCTTCACGTGCCTTACGGATAATCTGTTTTAGGGCAACAGCTTGTGTTTCAATACGACTCTTAGCTTCGCCTAGGCGAGCATTGTCAGAATTGTACGCTTGTTGCTCATAGGCCTGTGCTTTTTGTTGTACGTTTTTAGCGTACTCTAGCGCAGCCTGTTCGCGACGTTCTGTTTCGCGTAGACGAGCAGTAAGCTTGTCAATGCGTTTCTTTACTTTGTCGCTGTATACATCTAATTCCTCGCCTTGCGCCTGTGTTGATTGTGTCTCAACAATAGGGGCCGCGTTGGATTCGTTTTCAATCAGTTCCGAACCACCGTCTTCATCAAGCTCGACAGTAGCCGGACTTTCGTCTTCCTCGCCTACTTTAAAGTCTAAATCTTCAGCCATAACTTTCTACTCCTTACATATGCAAGATGTCTTCAGGGGAATTTACAATACCCAAGATTTCATCATCGTTTAAAAATCGGATTTCACCACCATCGATAGAAATACGTGAACCTGCGTACCTGCCAAAGATAATCCAGTCGCCTTCTTTGCACCATGCGCCGAATGGGAATTTGGATTCGTCCTTGTAGGCTAAATCACCCAAACTTATTACATAGCCGCAATTCGTAGCCAGCTGTGTACGTTTCTGAGTTTCTTCTGCTATCACAATACCGCTCTTCGTGCGTTCTGCGCCACGATAAGGCAATATTGCTACCCGCCATCCTGTAGGTCGAGGAATACGGCTTATGGCCTCCTCTGGTATCAGTGTTGGGTCGAACTGGCCTTGTTCATCGTAAGCATCGTCAATAGATGACGGCTTATTCTGCTCATTCTCAAGCCACTTCTTTTCTAGCGCTGTTAGGTTCTTTACTTCTTCTTCTGCCATAAGGGTCTCCACGGTTAAAAATCTATGTCATCAGGATTAGAATTCAAGGAGTCCTTGATCATATCCTCTACGAGTTTTAAGCCTTCTAGACGCCCCATCATAAAGCGATAACGCTCCATGTTAGCAATGGTTCCGTTCAGCACAATGCCTTCGGAGTCCGACTGTAACTTTCTAACTTCCTTAAGAAGTCTTTCTGCATATTCAAGCATGGTTCAATCTTCCATGTAAAAGGCAGACGATCAAGAGCCCTCGTCTGTAGGCTTAAAACTATTTACAATTCCAGCGTTTTAATGACGCTGCTTTCCTTGTTGGGCGGCCTTTCTCATCGACCATAGGGCCAGGCATGCCTGACATCCTTGCGCAGAAGGACTTACGTCGTGCTGCGTCTTTCTTTGTCTTAGGATTAGGAGCAGGCGCCTTTAAGTTAGAGCCTGTTTCCTTGTTATACTTTGCACGGCCTTTAGCAGTAAGCCCTGCGCCTTTCGACACAGGAAGCTTTTCACCACGGCCCACGGCTAAGGATACGGTCTTCTTTGCCATGTTAGCAAATCTTCACTCGTTTATTGCCGTCTTTCTTCTTGACGTATGTTACTTCAGACGC